CAGGGCCCGGAACGCGGTCACGGAACCAGGGGTCTTGCCCTGGGCCACGTCGAACCGGCCGATGAGTTGCTCCATCGCCTTGGTCAGGCGCAGGGTCTCGTTCTGCAGGCTGGCCGGGACACCCTGGCTCTGCAAACGGGTAATCTTGTCCGGTTCATCAGCGGCCGCCCAGAGGCCGGGTAGACTGCCGTACTGTTTGACATACTCCTCCTGCTTCTTCGACAGCGCCCCGGCCCCGTAAATGGTTTGGCCCAGGGCGTGGTGGGCGTGGCCCTCCAGGATCAACTCAATCGTCTTGTTCAGGCTCATCTGCGGGGACTTCAGATACCACGGCTCACCGTAGCCCCAGACCGAGCCCTCGCGGATGTACCGTTGCCGGAAGGTGAAGGGGAATTTCGGGTCCTCCCCGGGCTCGTAGTACAAATAGTTGGCGTGGGCGAGGTAGCGCCGCTGCGCCTCACCGGCCCACCAGATGCAGTGGAGCCCGGGGCCCTGGTCCTGCTCGCCATCGTCCAGCACAAGGGGTTTGCCGATGTACCACGTTTCCACCAGCAGCACCTGGTCGTTCAGGCTCTCGCCGCTAGCGTCGTCGGTGTCGGAGGTGATGAGCGACTCGTCCACCATGTCGGCCTGGATGTTTGCGCCCGTATCCGGGTAGCGGTCCTCGATGTGCTCGACCGTGACGTAGAACGCCTTGTGAAACCGCCTGCCGCGGTTGATGTCGGTGCCACAGCGTGCGTCCGGGAAGGCGTTGCGGGGGTGCAGACTCCTCCATCGCACCTCACCGCGCCAGCGGTTTGGGCCCCGTCCACCCTTCCACAGCGGGTCGTACACATGCTCCCAGATACCCGTCCCGTAACCGAAGAAGTAGCGGTTCCAGTGCAGGCGCTCCAGGTCCAGCCGGTTCTTGTAGGCAATGGCCTTCTTCAGGTCGGTCATCAGGTTGGCAGTTTCCTCGTCGCCCTGCTCTGTCGGGAAATCGATCAGTTCCATCTCCTGGGCGAACTCGGCAACCTGCCCGTCCACCAGGGCGAAGGTGACGTTCTCGACCGAGTTGGGCCTGACAGCCTGCTGCGATTCGGTACGCAGGGGGTTGCCGTCCGGGCCCAGCAGGTCCCAGTGAGTGCCCTTGAGGAGTTTATCCATCTCGTCCCACTCGTCTTCAATGGCGTCCTTGGCGGACCGGTCCCGTTCGAGCCAGTCGGCGCAGGTGGCAACGGCCCGGGAGTGGGCGTCCTCGCGGTTCTCCTCCGTGCCCTCGACCTCCGCCTTGGGGTCGTAGACTTCGGGGTCGGCGTAGCCAGATGGGCGTTCGACTTGTGCCACGGCGTTACCACCTCCGGGAAAAAGGGGTCAAAATGAAAAAAGCGGCTGCCACGCGCCCCGTGTTGGGGTCACGCAAGCAGCCGCCCGTGTGTCAGGGTAGGCTTATGTTGTTACAGGGTTCCGATGCGCTGGCGGACCTGATACGCCGTGTCTTTGGTCATTCCCGCCATTTCTGCCAGCAGGCGCAGCATCGGCATCACGCCCGTTGGCAGGTTGAGATCGCACTTTGGTTCGTCTGGTTCTGGTCGGGTTGTGCCGTCCAGCATGTCCTGTGCGTAGTCAACGTGGCAACGGATGCTGTCCAGAGTGTTGTACAGTTGCTCAAGGTGCTGCACGACGGTGCTCTCTGCAACCTCGTCCTTCAGTGGGTCGCCCAGAGCGTGAATCGCCCGGGTAGCTTTGATTCCACCAACAACCACTTTTCGGAATCCTCCTTCTCAGGCTTTCAAGTCCTCATGCCGTTGCTTGTCCACCACTTCGGTCTGGATCGGTTTGCCGACGTGCCACGTAATCCGCAACTCGCCGTACTCCGGGAGGTGGCCCAGACGGCGCACGGCGGCGACAATCTTGTCCAGCAGGGTCGGTTCCTCCGCCATGCGACCGCTCACCCCCGGCCTAGATGTACTTGATGTCATCCACCAGCACGCCGCCGTCCACGATGCGGCCCAGGATCTTCAGGCCGATGTAGTTGCCGGGGCCCAGGTAGCGGACCTCCTCGGGGCACTTGTCCAGGGGGATGAGCAAGGGGATGACGGTGCCCAGGGGCTCGGCTGCCGGTGGTGTCCCGGCAATGGTGTCGTGCCGGCCGGAAATCTCATCCACCACATCAGACGTCGTTTTCTGCGCCGGGCAGTCCGTGGTCTTGTGCTTCATCAGTTCGCGCAGGTTATCGGCCTCGTAGGCGTTGCAGTCACGGCATTTCACGGGGGGTGCCTCCTAACTCCAGAACCCCTTCGGCTGCTGTCGGTCGTTCTCTCGGCGTTGTGAATCGTCTTCCAGGTACTCGGTCAGGTCCGTAACGGCCTTCTTCAACTCGCCGTGCGCCCTGTCGATTCCGTCCAGTCGGCCGGCGAGCTGCTGCAACACCCCGTCAGCGTCCAGGACGAGTTGCGCCTGGTCCGTGGTAACGTCCTGCAGGGCGTCAATCATGCTGCCCATCTCCTGCCGGGCCCGATCCGCGGCGAACATCTCCCGCCGCACCACCCGGAGCCCATACCACGCCCCGGCACCCCCGGCGGCGCACACCAGCACGGCCAGCAGCAGGAGGGTTGCGATCGTTCCAATGGTCACGCCGGGTCAGCCTCCTCATCGAACAGGTAGCGCATGGCCTCGGGGTTGTCCACAATGACCTGCCCCAGCCCCAACGACATGGGCCGGATGAATGCCTCTTCCTCGCCCAATCGGTGGCAGCCGGCCCAGACGACGAAGTGCATCAGTTCGTGCAGGGCGGTGAAGGCTGCCTTCTCTGGTGACAAACCGCGCCGGACGTAGAGCGTGTTGTCCCGGTAGACGCACCGGCCCAACATCGTGCTACCCTCGCCGGGGACCAGCGTGGGACGGAGCAGGCGCACCGTCATGCCGTACAGGTGCAGGGTGCAGTCCTCCACCTCCGGCGGCTTGCCGTCCAACCCGAACCAACGTCGGATTGTCGCCCAGTTGTCCGTCAGGGCGGCGAACAACCCAATGGCCGTGGCGTCGCGCTCGGTCGGCGTGGGAGCGCCGTCACCCCATGTCAGATCCTCATCCAGCGCCCGCATGATCGCCCAGAACAGGTGGTAACTGCGGCGGTCGCGGTTCAGCCAGTCCGCCAGCAGGATTGAGCAGGTGTCGGTCTCGACAGCGTTGGCCTGGTCGGGCTCGTCGTCCACGATGTCAACCAGCGAGACGCGCCACGGGATGCCCAGGATACGGATGGTGTCAGGGAGTGGCATTCTACACCTCCGTCAACGGGACCGCGCCAGCAGCACCGGGCCGGCTGGCAACGACACTTCCGGCGGGAAAAGATCCTTCACCATGACTGACACGCCGCAGGCCGGGCAGGTGCCCCGAATCGCTGAATTCTCGGGCAGGAAGTAGAGCAGCATTGGCACCCCCAACGGCCCGCACTGGCACCCATGGTCACGCAGCGCCTGCTTGAAACCGGGCTCAACCAGTTCCACCACACCGGAGTGTGTCAGGATGTCGTAGGTAAACAGCGGCATCGCCAACTTGGCATCTCCCTTCTCAATGCGCCCCGGCCGGCACATTCACCGGCACGGGTTGTGGTGCGGGCTCGGGTTTCGGCCACGCGGCGATCAACCGGTCCAGCCCGTCCAGCCACGCCTGCGCCCCGTCCCCCAGCACGTCCGCGGCGAGTTGCGCCAGTTCGGCCCGCTCGTCGGTCGGCTGGGCGGCGAACCACTCGTACATCACCGCAGTGAACCGGACGGGAAGGGCGCGCTGGAGCAGTTTCCCGTCCCCGATGGTCAGGGCCCCGTTCTCCCCACCGGGCGTCACCGGGCGTCACCGGGTCCAGCAGGTCGTAGAACCGGCCTGGGAACCGCGACCGCAGCTGCAGCAACATCTTCGCCTGGATGTCCGCCACGGCTGCCACTTTCTGTGCGTCAGGCATCTGTTTCCACTGGAAGGAAGGGATGCTGGCATCGACGGTGTAGGTGCCCACGGCGCGCAGCAAAAAGGCCGGCCGGGCCGCCTCGTTGGGCTGGTCAGGCATGAAGGGCCTCCTTCACCACGCACAGGCGCACGACGATGTGCGGCGGTGTTTCCATCGGATACGACTCCCGTCCCGCCCGGTAGTCACACCGGCGGACGAAAACCTTCATGGCCCCGTCCAGGACGGCAGCAAGTCGGGCTTCCCACTCGTCGGACCTGGTAGCCGTCCACGCAGGGTCGTCGGTGATGACGAAGTAGTACGGTGTCGCCAGCATCTCATCAGGCTCAATTACCGTCTGGTCGGCCCAGAGAGAAACAAGGGGTTGCTCCTGTGGCGTCAGCACCTCTGCCCCCTGCTCCACCAGCCACTGGCGAATTTCGTCTGCCAGCCGTTCCAGCATTTGCGACCGCTGACTAGTGGCAGTCGCCGGCAGGTGCCGGCAGGTGCCGGGTGGGTCGTCTGGGCGGCGGTACACGTGGTAATCGACCGTTACGGTCCGCCACTCCAGGCGCGGCTGCATCCAGACCCACCTGTCCCACCACGCCGCCAGGTCCATCAGCCGCCATGCCAGCCAGTCGGGCAGTCGGGGCATCACGGTTGCCCCCCGTCCAAAATGCGCTGGGCGTAGTCACAGCGAAAGAGATATTCTACCCGCGCGTTTTCGCTGTCCCGCATTAGTTCGGTGGAGGCTAACCGCTCCAGTGCCCGGCGTAACCGACGGACCTCCTGCAGTGCGGAGGTGGTGCCAGTGTGGATGTGCGGACCTGTCATGTAGGGCCTTGCCGCCCTGACGGTTGCTGCCAACTCCTCCTCGGTCAACGTGGCCACCCGTAAGGGCTCCTCGCCGGTCCGAATCCGCAGCGCCGCAACCGCCGCATCATGCACCGTCTCCGTTTCCACGGTCACGCCGCTAGGCAGGACCAATTTGACCACGCTACTGGCCCTCCTTCGTGTCGGCCTCGACCTGTGTGGCCACGCTTTCCAGCATGTGGCGCAGGCCGAACTCCAGCGTATCCGCCGGTTCCTCGGGCTCCCAGCGGCGAATGTACGTGTGGCGGCGGCTGGCCTCACATTCCGACCGCTCAACGGTCACAGACAGACTGATTCGCAGGTCGGCCCCAACGCGTTTCGCCACGGCGGCTAAACGGCGGGCGAATGCCTCGACGGTGATGGGCTCGATTGGATAGGTGATGGCGGGGGTGTGGTCGATAATTCGCCCCATCAGCGACTCGCCGGGGCGCAGATGCTGGCCTGCCTCCTCCAGCGAAGGGGCCTCCACCGACCGAAACACGCCGTTGCCGTAGCGGATGGCGTACTCAGGCACAAATACCCTCCTCAGAGACGAACATTCACCTTCACCGCTCGGATACCAGGCCGGGATTTGGGCGAACAAACGCGGGATTACTGTGTGCAACGCCCGTGTTCCGCCAGTCACCAAATCGGTACTGTAGCGCCTCACTGCCCGTAGAATGTCGGGCCCGAGCTGCGCTCGTCGTCGTCGTCCCAGTCGTCCACGTTGCGCTTGCGCTGCCGCTCACCCGGCATTCCGCCGGGGAGGAAGCCGGTGTGGTCGCCGCCCAGGTGACGGCCTATTTGGCGCGCCAGTCGGTAGTAGACCGTCGCATGGGCGAAGTGGTCGGGGCCGGCATTCTCCCAGGTGCGGATCACGTTGCCCATCCGGTCTCTCTTCACCACGTTGACGCTTTGACCGTCCGCACCGGAGACGTAGAGGGTGCCCCAGTGATGGGCCAGGCAGTTTTCCACGCCAGCCTTGCCCGTGCCGTTCAGCCACGGGTCGTGCTGCTCCATGTACACGGGCAGCCGGCCTTCGGCGATATCCGCTATGGTGTCGTCAATTACCCGGGTCCGGTGGGCGTTGACCGTGCCCTCGTCGCTGTTCTTCTCCCAGGTCTCCTGCCGCTTGTCGTTGTAGTCGTAGATGCAGCGCAGCAGCCGGTGTTTGCCCAACTTGCGTTGCAGGTTGACCTGGCCCTCCGCCGGGGCATTGTCGATGACGGTCAGTGTGGGCTGCTCCATCGTAAGTAGCCGTTCCAGGGCGTCCCATCGGTCCTGTGGTTGCTTTTCGTCGGTCAGGTAGGCCATCTTCGTGATGCCGTGCTCGTTCCCGATGACAACATGCAGGCCGCCGCCCACGTCCACACCGACGAATTTCTGCCGCGGTTGCTGTCCCTCGGGAACCGGCCAGACCCGCGCCCGCAGGATTGTGTCGCGGTCCACACCCAGGCCGCCGCCCACCACGGGCAGGCCCCAGAGGAAATTATGGACGTACTCCTGCGACTTGGTTTTCTCGGCCTCTACCAGTTCCTCTGCCGTGATCCACGGGGCCATGAGTTGGTTCATCTGGCGGCCGTGCCACCGGGCCCCGGGTTGGTGTGGCACCCACCGGCCGTTGCGCCGGTCCTCGGGCCCCAGCTCGCCCTGACAGGCCCGGCAGACCACCAGCCTGCGCTCGCGGTCCAGGTTGTCCCACGGGTCCAGGTGCTGGTCTTCGCCGCAATGCGGACAGACTACATGCCAGTGCCGTTGGTCGGAAATCTGCCATAGCACATCGGTGCCGATGTTGGGCCGGGTTGGGTTCGACCATATCCATTTGCCCTTGTATTTGCTGTGCGTCAGCCGGGATTCCAGGCCCTCCAGCACGGCCAGGTTCGACCTGTCGGCCTCGTCCTGGGCCAGCAGGTCCGCCGTGACCATGATGGTTTCGCGCTCGCCGAACGTGCCGCGGTACAGGACGAATCCACCGCCGTAAACCCGCTTGCTTACGGCGTCAGCCCCGGTTGGTCTCAGCACCGGGTTCTGGTTCAGGAGCGGCTCTGCCTTGGTGCTGCTGAAATCGCCCACCAGTTCTTTGGTGGGCAAGGTGTAAATGATGCCGTAGCCCATCACCTGGGCGAGAAAAATCGTCTTCAGGATCTCAATGGTGGTCATACCGACCTGTGAGCATTTACGGTAGACCTGCAGCGGGTGCATGTCGCAGAGCGGCTCAATCAGGAACCGGTGGTCCTCCCACTCCAACAACTCGCCCTTCTCGTTCCGCAGGCCCAGCGTCGTGGCCCAGCGCAGGATGCCGTGCGGGTCCGTCCGCCAACTCCGTTGCTCCAGCAACCATTCGGCCTCGGTATAACCAGCCGGGGCCACCAGCATGGTGCGTCACCGCCGTATACAACGTTTATGCGCAGCGGTTGCATAGTTATGCTATCAAGGTGCTGATTCTCGACACCTCGACGGTTATTTATGCATCCACCCTTGGCAACAGGCCCAATTCCCGCAGGCGCTCGTCCACCACATTGGCCGGCTGGATCACCTGATGCTCGTGCTTGATCGGGCCGCCGCCCTCGCCGGTGTGCTCGGTGCGGTCAACAAACATGCCCAGGTGCTTGCCGATCTGCTGCAGGGCCGCCAGTTTGTCGTAGAGTTTGATCCTGATCAGCCCGTCCTTCGTCTCGCTAATCTCGCTGATGACGCGGCGGACCTCGGGCGGCAGCTCGCTAAGGTCCTGAAGGACAAGGTAGCGGCGCCCCTTCTCGTCCGCGGTTGTTGCCGTGCCTATAACCTCGCTGATGTCAGCGTGGGCAATCAGGGCCAACTCCTGCAGGACGCGCTCGGCGTTGATGCCGGTGCGGCGACTCAGTTCGGCCTTACGGCGGGCGACTTCGGCGGCGACGCTAAGTTTCGCTAAGAGCTGCGCGCCCTGTTCGTTTGCCGTCCGCGGGCTGTACCCCGCCCGAATCGCCGCCTGCGTGGCGTTCAAATCGATAAGGTACTCGTCCACAAACCGCTGTTGTTTCGCTGTGAGCGCCACGCTGCGTCACCTCCCTACTCGTGAAACGTGTCCGTCTGCCGCCACACCGTGTAGCAGCCGTGGCAGTAGAGCCTGCCGTCCACCCCGTACCCTGCGCGCCGCCGGCAGCGTCTGCAACGCCTGTTCATGTTGCCTCACCTCACATATAGATGTAGGCCCCGCCGTTGTTGGCGAGGCCCTGGAGTGTGTTGCTGCCTACTCCTGCGCTGGCCGGCCTGGTCGCCGGCGGTGTGTGGCCCAGTGGAGCAGCGAGTCCAGCGGTATCAGCCACGTGCCGCGGCGCGGTCCGAAATCGAGCCACGTGGCACCGCCGATCTCGCTGATGTAGGAGCGAATCAGTTGGTGGCTCACGTCTATCTGGTGCTGCTGTCTGAGCCATTCCTGGGCGTCCTTGGTGCCCTGCGCGTACCAACCGCGGAGTTCGATTACCATGCCGGTGTGTCACCTCTGAGGGTAGCGTACCACGGGGGCGAAATTTTTTCTAGCACACGTGCAAAATGGTGTTGACATCCCTAGCACACGTGCTAATATAGAGGTGGAGAGAGTACCGAAAAGGACAACGGTAACGGTAGCGCCCCGATGAGACCAACCGGGGTCGAGGGGCGGAAAGGAGAGCGAGATGCAACA